CTTAATTTCTGAGACAGAAATAAGCATGCTTATTAGGTAGGGATAATCTATTGTGATTATCTTAATATAATTTTGGAGTATATTATGTGCACGAATAGTTTAAGGTCTCTACTAGACCTCGTGAACGTTCAGGTAGAGCTTAGTGTTCTGCCAGAACTTACGTCATTGAGAAAGTCTCAAGTAGCTAGCCAGGCGTCACTGGCAAAAGCTACTGAAAAAATAACTGAAAACCTGGTTCAGTCAATGACTGGACCAGAAGCAGAAAAAGCAGCAGATATAAAGTCTGCTGCTGAACTCATATCCTTGGCTGAGAGTCTAAAGATAGACTCTACTGAAGCTAAGGGAAAACTCGGACAGATAATTTCGTCTGAGTTAAACAATATACTTAAGAAGTATAGTTAATCTATACTTCTTTTTAATCTATATATAGCTAACTTATGTTAGCTGTATATAGAAGATAACAATAAAAAACTTAAAAAGGAGATAAAAATGAGAAAGAGAATACTAGAGTCTTTGTATTGTCTACTGTGTATTATAGTAGGCAGTCTATATGATATTTGGAATAGTTTACATCCATTTGTCGTATATGCGGTTATTATTTTAGTAATCCTACCTTTATTACGGAAGGATAAGGATTAGTTCAGTCAGTAACCATAAAGAGAGTAGGTTGCCTCCGCCTACTCTCTTTTTAGAAAAAAGTAATGGAGGCAACATAACTTAAAGGAGAATAAGATGAATATAATTTATAAATACTTAAAATTTAACTTTTGTATAGTTATCAAGATTATAGAGAAATATTTAAAGTCTACTATATTAGTAGACTTATTTGAAGAAGAAATCTTAGTGCGAACTGATACTAAATCGTTCGCAACATTTAGATTTATTTTAGAAGGATATAATACAGATTATCAATTAATCTGTGAATTGACTATACGGTCTACAGACGGAGTAACTATAGATTTAGATTACTTATTGACTGCTGGAAACTATCCTAGATTTAATACTCTAGGATTTAAAGGTATTCCAGTAAGTCAATTAAAGTCATTTTTACCTATTAGCTTTAAGTTAATGAGTAACTATATAGATATGTATGAATATATGATAGAATAATAAGTATAATAACTTAGAATTTTAATTTTAGCTTAAAGCTTATCTCCTTCTTTAGGTTGTTGTATTCTCAGGGATAGTTTTTCTCTGAGATACAGATGAGTGCAGAGGTAGGGTTTCCTCCGCCCTGCCTCTGTTTTAATTTTTTATATTTCCTCCTATAACAAATCAAATATATACTGTGGGAAACAGATGAGTTATAGGGATGGGTCCAGTAGTCTTTAAGGCTACTGGACTTTTTTTATTTTTTATATTTATAAATATAATAACTTCAAAGGAGTTAACAATGAAGAACTCGTAAGTAAAGTAGAAGAACTTGGCTTTAAAAATTTAAAAGATGTTATCATCATCTAACTTTTAAATCTAAGGGGTCAAAAATTATTTCCACGGTATGAAATAATTGGAAGTGGTAAAAGTATACTACTCGGAAGAGAAAACTTCATAAAACGAATATTTGACCCCTTAAAATTGAAATATGATTTAAGGAGTAAAAAATGAATTACTATGACTTTGTAAAACAGTTATATCATATGGGGATAATTGATGATACGATTTACAATGATTTATTTGAATGGAATCAAGAAACTTTAGAAGAATTCTATTCTTTTCCTTATGATGGTTTATGGCATAAGCCAAGACCTAGACCAATTATATCAGTTAAAATAACTTATGGAGAATGTAATCTAGATAGTTTCTACATTGAGCTTAATCATATAGAAGAAGTACTTATTCCAAGTGCTTTAAATTATTATAAACCTAAAGAGTTTTGGACTATTAAATATAAACTCGTTTTAACATTTATATTTGATAATGTTAGTAAAGAAGTTAGTTTAATAGGTCACTATATAGACTTAGGTAATCCAAGAGTCTATCCATTAAAAACTGATGAAGATAGAGAATATATGCAATCATTTATGAATTATAGCATATATAAAGAAAAGATGGATTATGATGGTCTATATATGTAATAATATAAAAACTTATAGGAGCGAATATGTATTGGAAAGAATTCGTTAATACTCTGTACAATAATAATATTATTGATACAGAGATGGCAAAGAAGTTTTACGAGATACCCTCAACAGATGAGTTCTCGTTTCAGGGTAAAAGATATGGTGATTGTAGCACACATAAAATTGAATTAGAAATTAAGAAATTACCATATCAGTATACCCGTTATATGATATTTCATATCCAAAATCCTCATTGGATTGAATATCATTATAAAAACCAATTGTTTAGAAGTATTGAAGTTATTGAACATATAGTAATCACAGCTATTATGAATAACTGTGAGATGTTCAATATTAATATCCAACGCTCATTTGAGCCGATGGATTTAACGAATATACTTAAAGATGAACAATTATAAGATATTTTTAATAGGAGAATATAATGGTTAAATTTATAAATTTGACACCTCATACTATCTATCTCAATGATGGACGTAAATTTGAACCTAGCGGTCAAATCGCTAGAGTTTCAAATCAGTTCAAAGAGGTAGACTTAGTAGATGATGTTATCATCTATGAAGTTACATATGGCGATATAGAGAATTTACCAGAACCTGATACAGATGTTATTTACATAGTATCTAACATAGTATTAGAGGCTGGTAAAAAGAAGAATAGATGGGACCTTGTAGCTCCTGCTACAGGTCATCCAGATTGTATTAGAAATGAACAAGGACAGATTGTATCTGTCCCTGGTTTCGTAATGTAAGGAAATAATTACGAAAATAATAGAAAATATAACCAATAGACATTGGGTAAGTAGACAGAGTAGGGTTTACTCCTTTACCTACTCTGTCTTTTATATTTATAATAAAGAAGTTAATCTTAAATATTAATAAAACATATGTAAATATATGGAGTGAAAGATGATAAAACATCTATATAATCTTTTATACTATTTCCAAGAGTATCCTGGATTAGATACTTGTGGAATAGTAGAAGATGGGCTTAAGTCTATAGTTAAATATGGTATGCTTAAGCCTGGAAAATATTTACGAGATAATTGGGGTAGATGGCATTTATTACCACTAACAGAAAATGATTTAATTTATCCTCAAATTCATAAGGGTAATAGTGTTCACCCCAGAATGTTTAGTATAATACCTGAATATCCAGATGAACCATTTGATAGTAAATCAAATCTCTGGATTAATCTAGGATACGGTATAGAATTAATAGTGGACCAAGAGGGCAATCCAGTAAGACTGGAAAACTATGCCTCTTGTCCTGTATTTATTAAAGATAAGATGTATACTCCAGATGAGTTAACGACTTGTCTGCAATATCGTTTTACTGAAATACAGTCGAGTTTATAAACATATGAGGCTAGCTATTATGATAACATAATAACTAGCCTTTATTTAGGAGTTTAAAATGTTAATTAATTCAGAACTTAAAGAAGAACTTATGGAGTTCTTCGAGAAGAATGGGTTTTATAATTTTGACCATTATTATGAACCTAGTAATGTAGATAGTAAACTCAATCATGATTCGTTGACTTTAATTTTACATAAAAGAAAAAACGATTTGAGAAAAAGTTATCATACGAAAATAGTAATAAGTCAAGAAAAGTATAGCATAGAACATTCTAGAAGTTTTAGTGAAGTATGTGATAAATATGATAGGAAATTTACTATTAAACGGAGCTATGCTACAGAAGATATAAAAGAATTAAAAGATATGATAGTGAAAGACTTCTATAAATTAGAAGTTGCTGTATCATATTATGCTTTGATGGAGCATTTATGAAACCATTTTATTCACTTCGTCATACCTATATATATAGAGCAATATACTCTGTACTCGTAGAAAAGTGTAATGTTAATCCTAATAATATAGCATTACATTGGAGTGATGCTAATAACTTAGTTGTATCAGTAAGCTTAGCAGAACATACACTAGATATAGTATTGAATGAAACAGATAAGCCTGACCTAAGCATTATTCTTTACTTTAAGAATGAAGCTCTTGAATTTATATTTAATCATTTTTCTTTACCAGAAGATTATGAAGAACTTCGTAAAATTATAAGTAAAGAAATAATAACATTCATATCTGTATGTTCTACTTTAGGGTACAAGTTATTTAATAAAAATACTAATGAAGAATTAGAATATAAAACAATGTAGGAGTAATTATGCCTAGCTGTTGGAGAGAAATAGGTGATATGTCAGGTCGTGGTGGATACTGTTGGAAATGCCACGAGTACAAATATTATAGTAGAGTCTATCAGATATGGGAAGCTATATGGAGAGATGAAACTAACGAATTTCGAGATGGATTCTGCCCAGAATGTGGAGAAGAACTTGAAGACACTGGTTGTTATAAGTGTAAAGAAAGAGAGAATCCTCTTATTGAGATTAAGCTTGACGATAAAGACTATGTTAGTTTACTGTGCCCATATTGCTTAATAGAAACATTAATAGATAATACTATAACTAAACTAAAAGAAATTCTAAGTAAAGTAGGTATTGATGAATACCTAAACAAAGATGAAGAAGTAATAGACTTCATTATGAATCATATCTATGACTATTTATTTAGTGATTAGGAGTAAAAATAGAAAACTTAATATAGGAGTAAATAAATAATGGAAAAGTTTAATAATGAACTTAAAAAGTATTTAAGTAAGTATTTCAGAGATAGAGGTTTTGTGAATGTTGGTATTAATAATGAAATTGACATTAAAAATGATGGTAAAACTTTATATGCTGCACTTGTACAAAGAGACCAATTATTCTATCTCTATGTTTGGAACTTTAGTACAAAGATAGAAATGGGCTTAAGTATAACCCTTAAGAAAGACCATAGGTATCTACATCAGTCTATTGAAATGAATTATGAATTAAATGATAATCTAGATGAAATACTAGAAAATATGAAATCTGATATTGACAACTATATTTCTAAATTTATAACCATTGTAAATGATAGTAAAGAAATTATAGGAGTAAGAAAATGAAAGAAGCTTGGATTGAAAAGGCAACTGAGCATCTTATCAAGTTACAAGATGCAATTGATAATGATAATAAACAAATGTTCTTGGAGCTTATGAAAAGACGTTGTGGAAACAATGACATCATCGGTTCAGATAGCGTAGCTGTAGCAGTAGGCTATGCTAATGTCTATGAAAGAGCATTAGCTAAATGGATTAATTACTAAGATGAAAACATTTGACGAAATCATAGAAGTGATAAAAGACTATCTTAGTAACCAAGAAGCTGTAATAATGTACGAAAAGAAAATCCAAGATAATCTATATATGATAGATTATATGAAAGAAAGTAATGTTGTTACATTATTCATAGACAAATCAACTAAAGATACAATTGACTTAGTATATCTGTATGCTAATGATGATAAAGTAGAATTAGGTATTCCTATATTAGAATTAAGATTTCTAGGAATACGAATAGATTCAGATATAGAAAATGTCTTATATAAGTCATATAATGTTATGTCTAAAATTCTTGAAACTTTTGAGGCAGAAAGATGTCTAAATTAATAACAACTATTTTAGGTGTATTACTGATTATATCAGTGTTATTTACTATATCAGCTGTAGTATTTAGAAGTATGACATTGTATATAGTAGGCTTAGTCATATTAGCTTGTGTAATATTAGGTATATTTGTATTTGATAATGATGAGGATTAATAATGTTCAAGATATTTGATACTAAAGAGTTATCTAAAACTAATGATAATAAGACTAGACCTTATATTATTATTCAGCCTCAAGATAACTTTATTAAATCATTAATCTACTATATCAAAGAAAAAGATGAAGTAGTTAAGTTAATTGATTGCATCAATAAAGTATTTTATTACAATGGTATAAATGTACCATACGATAAACTTATTATAGTAGATACACTTGAACGCTTGAAAAAGTTAATGCTTAACTTAACTTATAAGTATCCTTATGGTCAATATGAGTATTTCTTATCTGATATATCTATGATACCTCTAGATGCAGAAAATATCAAAAGCGCTTTAGATTTGATAGTCATATATGAAAACAATGATTCCTACTATACACTACCTACTCGTATAATATTCCTAGAGTATTACAGTAAAGATAAACAATTTAACGATGTACTCTATGGAAGTAAATTAAATTATGTAGAAGGTAGTAATTACTTAATTGATACAAGTCATAAAGCACTTGAATTATACGATAGTGTTAGTGATATATTAGGTGATATACATCAACTAGAAACAGGATATAAGATATCTAAGGATACTTATATGAAGTTATTATGAGGTAATAATGAAGAAAAATGATTATTACATAACTAAATATGACGAAAGCTGGACTAATGCTATATATAGAAAAAAAGCAATATATAACGATTTATTTCATAATCAGTTAACTATTGAAATACCAGTAGCTAATCTAGAAGATGAGAAGTATCATAATCTAATTAAATTCTTACCAAATAATTTATTACTTAATAACAAGATAAAAGAAGATGGTAAATATTTTTATATCAATGGTAAGAAATTTAGAAAACTAGCTTTCTTACAAGAGTATTTTACAGACCAACATCTTAAAGAAAATCTTGATATTCATACTACAACAGGAAGATTATATTTAACTATAGACCCTAACTGGTTTATTAAGTGTTCTGATGATAAAATGACAAGTTGGCATAGCTGCTTTGCACCTGATGGTGAATTCTTTTTCTGTCCATATGAGTATGCTACAAGTGATAGTATACTAATGGCTATGATTCTTAATGACGATAAGTCTAAAATCATAGGTAGGAAATGGGTAGTAATACCAGAGTGTAATGATATAATAGATGACGAGCTTAAACAGTATTTCTGTAATAATGAATTATTTAAGCTAATACTATTCTTAGGAAGCTATGGAACTTTCCCTATAGAATATCAGCGTAGTCTTAGTGAATTTATAATCACTAATTTATTTCACGAGAAGAAAGATGATTATCATATCTTTAGTAATGCTAAAGATAAAATATCTATAGAAGAGATAGAAGCTCATATATATGTAGAAGGTCAAACAGAAGGTGGTGATTATCAATCTTTTAATACAGGTAGAGTAGTTAGAAACTTGTACTTTGAAGTTGCAGAATATATTGCTATTAATAAGAACTTAAATTTAAATGCTATTGAGTTAAAGCCAATAGTTCAGTTTGAAGGTCCACCTCTTGATGAAGATGACTTATATTATCAAGATGGAGTCCCACATTGTGAAAGATGTGGTGAAGAAGAAGAACTATATGGCTATACCTATGATGTTTATGTTAATGATACAGATACTGAAAGATGGTGTGAAAATTGTACTTCTAGATATGCAGCAAGAGATGAATATATTGATAGCCTAGTAGATAGAGAAACTCTACTTGATTATGGTATAGAAATATTATTCTATCATTTTGGTCCTGATACATTCGAAAGTATATATACTATAGCTAAGCCCGAAAATATTAAGTATTTAATTGAAGTTAGAATACCTAAAGAAGGTCGTACTGTATATGTTGATGTATCAGAAGATAATATGCCTGACTTTATACATCTAAGCACTGACGAACACGTACCATATTACTATATGGATGAGGACGATTATTATGATAGATATGACACTTAAATTCAAGGAGTTTAGGAAACTTGTATATGAATGTCTAGAATGTGATTATACACACATAAGAAATCTAATAACAGAAGAATACTTCAGATTAAACATAGGAGACTATAGTTTAATAAGAAGTGATAACTATCTAGCTTTTGTACCATATACAAAACAAGTAGTACCATTAATCTGCACTCATTATGATACTATAGTGAAAGACTATAATCTTAAGATAATAGAAAAGAATAACGTCTTAAGTAATAAGAATGATAATATCTTAGGTGCAGATGATAGAGTAGGAGTAGCTATAGCTCTAGCTCTATCTAAGAAAATACCATTAATCTACTTGTTTACTGACCTTGAGGAAGTAGGTGGTATAGGAGCTAAAGACTTCTGTTTTAATAATGAGTATCTATTTTATAGAATTAACAGTTATATAGGTTTAGATAGATGTGGTAATAAAGATGTAGCTATATATGAATACTATAGTGATGAATTAAATCGTATGTTTATGAAACATAAGTATGAAGTTGTTACAGGTACATTTACAGATGTATCTGTAATAGCAAGCTATATACCTAAGCCTACTATAAATATCTCCGTAGGCTTTAATAATGAACATACTAATAAGGAATCACTAGATATTCAAGCAGCTTATCATACATATGAAATATTATGTAAAGAATTACCTAATCTCATTAATAAACAATTCAGAGATATGAAATGTATAACTTATATGTACCGAAGTAATATAGATTTATATGAGGAGATATTATGACAAATCTAGCGTTATTTCAGATGCTAAAAGATACTAAGCTTAACGATAATTTAGAACTTAGTATAGACCAAAAAGCATCTACATCGTCTAATCTAATTACAGAAATAGATACATTAGTAGGACTTGTTGAAAATAAAGCTATGGACTTTGAAGTCAAATTTGTTATTGACTACAGTAAAGATAACTATCATATATCATTAATATTGAAAGATACTGATGAATTTAATGATAAAGTATTAATCTTTATGGACCTAGATAACAAAATTATAAATACTCATAGTAGCTTATATGACTTTAAAGAAATCGCTAATGTATTCTGGATTATGTATAGCAGAATAGCAAGTAATTATTTAGACTTTATAACTGCAGGTATATATGGGTGAAGTACTATATATGCTAGCTCTAATAATAATTCCACTAGTAGTGGGATTAAAAACTAATATAGTGGGACTATTAATAACTTTTGCCTTAATATGGTTTACAAGAAAAGTTATAATCCAATCTCAAGATAAGAAATAGGAGTAATTATGAATGAAACATTAAATGAACTCGTAGCACAAAAGCAAGAGATGGAGGAGATTGTAAAATCTCTTATCAATCTAGACTTAAGTACAGAAGATAGTGAGAAAGAATTAGCTGAGATTGAAGCTAAGATTCTAAAGAAATTAAGTAATATAGACTTTGTCTATACAGGACTAGAAGCAGCTATCGCTCAGCTAGAAGCTTATAAAGAACTCTATAAAGACGAGCTTAGTAAGATTGATAAGAAGATACAATCAATCAAGAAGAACAAAGAGAAACTCTTAGAACTTCTCGTTGTTAATAGAATAGTTACACCAGATGAACCTCTGAAGTTAGCACATCATACTTATAGTTTAGCTAAGACTTATGGTTCTGTTGTTATTACAGATGAGTCTAAGATTTCTCAAGAATACATCAAGACTAAAATTGAGCAGGTCTATGACTTAGCTCAAATTAGAAAAGACCTTATGAGTGGTAAAGAAGTACCAGGCGCTGAATTACCAGTTAGTCAGAAGGTAAGGAGATATTAAAATGCAACTTAAGAGATTAAGTGAAGAGTTACCTAAATCATATAAATATACTGTATTTATTTATGAACCATATTCTTATGATGTTACAAAAACTAAATTAGTTCAAGGATATTCGTGTATTGATAATGATAAATTTACTATTATGGCTATACGCATAGATAATAGTACTATAGATAATAAAATTACACATATAAGTTATCAATTTATAGAAGTCCCAAAAGAACAGAAACAAGATATATATTGGATATATCTTGAGGACCTTAAGAAATTATGGAGTAATGAAGATGTTAATAAAACTAAGTGATAAGTTACCTAATAACTATGAGGAAGTAGTCTTTATTTATAAATTCTTAGACCCTAAAAATATTAAAATATTTCACGGATATAGAGTAATGTCTGTAAAATCAGACTTCATAGTAGTTAGTGTACATCAATTCAATAATAACCCAGTATCTGGAGAATTACAAGTACATATAAATAATCTGATAATACCAGAAGAATTCTGGGATGAAATATATTGGGTATATATAGATGATTTATATGACTTACTATTTAAAGATGATGAAGATGATGAAAAAATATCTTGACATAATATATAAGTCAAATAAGATGGTCCTAGAAGGAATATAATTATGGATGATAATTCTTGGAGAAAATGTGCTATATGCGGAAAGTACATATCTCAAAAAGATATGAGTGATAGAAGAAAGACTGTATCTATAGAGATGCACAAATATTTGAAATTTGATGATTATGGTTATATAATTCCTGAATATTATTATCAACCAGCACATAAAAAATGTTATAATAAAAAACAAAAAGCCAATAGGAGATAATATGAAATTAGAAGATTATCTAGTAAGTACAAAACCCGACTATAGAAATCCATTTCCTCCTGGGAAATTGATTTTGTTTGTTGGAGATGAAAAGACAGGTAAGACTACTGCTGCATCTACTTTTTCACCTAAAGGGGCAGATGGTGTAGTCATATTAGACCTTGAAGCAGGAGCTAGATGTGATAAGAATATTACAATGCTCATTCACGGATTATATCCAATGGAAGATGAGAAAGGTAATATTATACCTCCTGAGAAACGTGGATTTAGAGATAGTAGTGGGAATATTCAGCCTGCATACTCTATCTATGAAGCTTTAGCTATCCTGAAGCAGACCTGGAAAGATTCAGGTAAGACTACGCTTGTAATTGATACCTTTGATAAGCTAGCAGAATGGGTTAATGAAGATACATTAGCTCAAATGAAAGCAGAAGATGCAGAGCTTGATAATCCTAAGTGGCAGACTGTACGGACAATTGAAGAGATACCTTATGCTCAAGGTATCGCTAGAGCTAGAAATACCTCATTAAGAATTAAGGATAGACTTCTTGATATAATAAAAGATACTGGTCTCTTAATTTGTAATCTACATACTCAAAAGACTATGAGAGTTGAGAATGGTAGAGATATTATAGTGAAGAAGCTTCCTATGATTCACGAGAAATTAGCCACAACCTTAGGACATCAAGCTGAATTGATAGGAATGTTTACTGTTGATGCTAGTGGTAATTATCTGTTTGATGTAAGAGGCTTTGGTGAAGTCACTTTAGGTACAAGAATTGAGCCTCTTAATGGAAAGATATTTAAGTGGAATAAGACTCATCCTACATTGTATGAAGTCTTAACCAAAGAATGTTTGAAGTATGCAGAAAAATTAGAAGGTAAGGAGAAATAAATGCCAAGAATAGACATTAATCATAATTATGTACCAAGACCTACTGGTGTGCTGAAAGCTAAACTCATTGACTTTTGTTATTATGACCAGATCAATGATTTACCTAATATGAAACATCTTAGAGATTTAAGTAATAATTTCGTAATGCGTTTTTATTTTATACCTGAAGGATATGAAAGAGATTTCAGTATCTATGTACCAGTAAAGATAGTTAAAGATTCTGAGGATAATCTTGATTTGAAGAATAGTAGAGGTATTAGAGGCATTCATATGATACTTGATGCTCTAGGAGATAGTAAAGCTGGCTTCAATGCTGAAGGTAAATTCGTAGATGCTAATGATAAAGAACTAGACTATGAAAAGATAATTGATTATCTAGCAGAATTAAAGCTCAAAAATGATGAGGCATATATGTATATATATGTCTATAAAGTCAAGGGTAAAGATAATCGTAGCTACTTTCAGTCTAGTTTAAGATTCTATCCTTTCACAGAAGAAGGACGTAAGCAAGCAGAAGCAGCTTATGAAAGAGATAAAGAGTATATACAATCAAGAGAAAATCCAATTCCTAAAACTAGCACTACTCGTAAGTTGTTCTAGGAGATTGTATGTATTATGAGACTGCACTAGGTGAAAAATTTAACTCTCCTAGAGGTATATTAGTTAAAGACGAAGATATGTATGATTGGATAATAGCGCAGGGTGATACCCCCTGCGCTATGTCTGTCTATACATACAGAGATTCTGATGTAGAGATAATGAATGAAGAGACTCCAGCTAATTGGTTTAATCAATATAGTATACCCTGGGTACCTATTGATATTGATAATCATATAGATAATTCTGATGAACAGATATTATTAAACTTGAGATTTATTATTACTAAATTAGAAAGTGCAGGCTTGAATGAACATAACTATAAAATCTATTTCTCTGGCAGAGGCTTTCATCTATTGATACATAAAGATTGTTTTGGTTTTGAAGATGGTATAGAAAACTTACCATATATAGTTAAACAATCTGTAACTAATATGGCTACTAAATTAGGATTTATTAACTTAATAGATGAAGCTGTTTATATGAGAACAGCATTACTAAGATGTCCATATAGTTTAAATCCGAAAGTAAACCTGTATAAGATACCTGTATCAAGAGATGAAGTTATGTATGAGAACTTAAACTTCATTAGATTCTTAGCTCAGACTCAGAGATTAGATTATAATTGGTTAGATTACTATAATGGTAATAAACAATTAGCAAGTTATGTAGTCACAGAAATACCTAAGATACCAATATTTACTACTTACAATGAACCAATAAATAACTATGCCTGTATCTATAAGATGTTTAATCAAGGTCCTATAGAAGGAACTAGAAATAATACTATTTTAGTATTAGCATCTCATCTTATGAGAATGGGTATACCTAGCGATTTAGCTAAGCAGCTTATGTTGATATGGAATAATAATAGTCTGAAAGAACAGATGGTTATAGAACGAGTAGAACAAGTCTATAAGAAGAAATATAAATATGGTTGTAAGAATAAACTAATGCGTCAGAATTGCTCTACTAGATGTATACATTATCAGAAGCATAAGCTGTATGATGAAGCTCCTTCTATAGATGATATTATCAATTTAGCTAAACAAAGAGACTTCATTAAGGAATTAAAAGAAGGTATAGACTTAGGTAGAACTGTTGGTGCACCAGACTTTATAGTAACAAGAGGAGAGATACTTACTCTCATAGGCGTAACAAAAGCTGGTAAGTCTACTTTAATGAAGAATTTTATATTAGGTGTAGATTTTAAAGATAATAACAATTTTATTGAAAAAAATAGACGTAAAACTTTATATTATACTGCTGAACAATCTGCAGATTACTTCATTCTCGTATGTGCTCAGATACTTGAAGGTTGTACTAGAGGCTATGCTTTTGAGCATAAAAATGAGCTATTAGATAAATGGTATCACGTATTATCTAATATTATGCCTATAGATATAATGCCAGATATGAAAGAGTTAAGAGAACAGATAAATACTTATAATCCAGAGTTAATAGTATTAGATACTCTAGACCACTTCTGTGATAATCCTTATAATGAACATCTTGGGATAAAACAAACAATGATAGAACTACAAAAGATAACTGCTGAAACAGGAGTTATTGTATACATAGTATCACAACCAAGACGATTAGATAGTATAGAAAATGATATTAAGTTATTTTCTGGAAAAGGAAGCGGGTCTATAGAGAATCAATCTAGGAAGGTATTAGGTTTAAGCGCTCCAAATGAGAATGGCATAAGAAAATTTCTATTTCTAGCTAATTCTTATGGTATCTTACCTAATCATACATATAATATAGTTATGCAGGATAATATGAGATTTAAATTAGTAGGAGAAGAATAATGTATTACATAGGAATAGACCCAGGACTAAAAGGTAAAATAGCTATTATTAAAGACAATGAAGTATTAGAAGTAATAGGTATACCTGACAGAAGTCAGCCTGAAGAATTCAGGAATCTATTCCAAAAATATTATAATAAAATTGGAAAGAAATCCAAAAATATTATGATATATTTGGAAAAGCCTATCATTAAGCCTATGATAGGTAAGAAACCGTGTCCGAAGTGTAAGACACCAATGGTCTACCAATATCAGCAGAAAGGTATAGCAAATAGTCACATTAATTATGGTATTCTACTTGGAGTTATTATAGATAAGGGAATACCTTATGAAGAGATTAGTAGTCAGGAATGGAAAAAATATTTCAATCTTATAGGAGAAGATAAGAAATCTTCTATAGCTAAAGCTAAGCAGTTATTTCCTGATGCTACTGACTTGATAGGCAATAATGACAATATAGCAGAAGCTATACTAATCGCTGAATATGGTAGAAGAAAACATAGTAGTTAGGAGTTAAAATGGATATAAAGAAATATATTTATGTAGATGAAGATGGTGCTAGAGCTATCTATGATATAAGTCATAATAGACTTAAGAAGATGGACGAATATCTATATGTTGGAGATTTAATCATAAGTTATACTAGGACTAATAAAGTCAGTATTGAAGTTAGCACTGATGAACATATATATAGTGTCTTAGACATATTAGAGTACAATCAGCCAGCAATGACTATTCTTGTCATTACTGTAGACTTAAGTTGTAGTAGTGTATATCTTTGTGATGCTACTCATATCTTTGGATATGAGATTAATACCATCATAAAGAGTTTAATTGGTGCGTATTACACTCAAGCTATATTAGACGACGGTAACTATGAGTAAGTATCTATATTTATACAGTATATCACCAGCCTATCTATTCTTCAGACCTAATTATGAACAAGACTTAGGACCTAATGACTATATGAAAAAAGGAGACATAATATACGTGTATTATGTAGGTGAAGGTCTAGCAAAGTTCATATTCCAATCAACTAAAAAGATGACGTTTGAAGAATATGTTATGGGTAAATATAATCCTAAATTGAAATTAGGATTCTTTGCATCAGCGAAAACTCTAGGTCAAACTCTTAAATCTATAGAACAGAACACACCAGAAGATAAGAAGCTTAGTCCTAGTCTTCTGTATAAGTTCATCAGAAAAACTGACTATATGTTACAACATAAACTAAAAGAAACGAGGAGTTTATATGCCAACCAAAAAGAATTTACAAAGCAATAACAATGCTCATTACGTTTATAGCGCCTATGATGAAGATATGAATTTAGGTCATTATGTTATCTTCAGTCCAAAAGATAAGATGTATAAGCGCATCATAAAGAACATTGAATATGGAGACATAATCATCTATTACCTTGAAGCTGGAAATAGACCATATGACATCTATTATAAGGTCTATATGTACATAAGTGAAGAACCTATATCATTATATAAGTTTACTGATTCAGATAGAAATAAGAAAACACTTGTTTTAATTGATCATAATTTTGAAGAGTATTCTGAATGTAAACATATACTAAGTGATGACTTAAATAATATTATATACTTATCAAGTTTATATATGATTAAGTTTATAGACCTTAGAGGTACATTATCAGCTAATGGAGTTATAGAATGGTAATGAATAAGAATGTCTTAATCAAGACAATGAAAAAGTTCTTAGAACATAATCTAGTAGAAAACTATTTAGTTAATCCTAGATTTGAAGATAATCGTTTATCTTTGAGTTATGGTACAGTAGGAAAAGTAATAGATATAGTTATAGACATAGACTTTGAAGGCTATAACATAATTAAAGTAGAGGTATGGTATGGTGGTAATACGAATAAGTATTATAATCAAAGCATAACATTTAAACGCATCATACCAAGTAATGATGATATAGCGAATATAGTTGCTAATTTAGAAGACATATATAGTTATATGGATAAATTAGACGTAATCTTTGATGAATTAAGGAGTGAAAATGACTCAAAAGATAGTAATAGAGAATAAGTTAGCTCAGAAAGATGATGCTATCTTCTTTGATAGTAATTCATTCGTAGACGCTATGACAACATATTATGTGCATCTATATAATACTATGTTTGATTATATACAAAATGATTTAAGTATGGTGCAGTATAAAGGTAAAGATATTGACCCATATATAATACCTGGTCATTATTATAAGAATACTCCGTATTTAATATTACCCTATGTTGATTATCTTATTAATAATAGTATAGTAAATTGGAATATAGGATATTATACGGTTAGTCTTCACTATACAGATTAAGATAAAGAGAGTGAGTAGATTAGTCTACTCACTCTTTATTTTAAAAAAATATATGAGATTACATCTAACTTCTAGGAGAATAAATGAAGGTTAAGACATTAGAAAAGTTAGCAAAGGATATGATAGATTACATTATTAATCTATCAGGTTTTGAACATATTGAAGACATCCAACTTAACGTAGTAGATAACTTAGAATCTGGTGGTATGGCTGAATGTAATTATGACGATAGTCACGGATACATCCAACTGAATATAGCTAGTAATATGATTAACGATATAGAACAAGCTAAGTATGTAATCAGTCACGAGTTAGGTCATATACTTACTAGAGAGTTTCATACCTATTATGTTAACTTTGTAGGATTAGATGATGAAGACTTGACTTCTATAAGTAGTAATGTATATGAACAAACAGCTGAAATATTAGCTAAGAGATTAGGTAGATTAATATTAAAATTATATGAACAAAAGGATAAGTAATATGGAGAATATGTTAACTGTAGCATTATGGCAAAAGGCAGTAGTATTATATCACGAAGCTCAGAAACAAGGTCAAGAATTAGGTAGAAAGAGATTAGCAGAGCTATTAAATATTACAGATTCTCTAGCTAGAAAGATAGTCTTTGCCCTAAACAATCAAGACATAATCAATTGTACTAGTATGCAACTTGAGACTAAGGAAATAAAGAAAGAATTGTTAATAGGCGATATACATATACCATTTCAAGATAAAGCTGCTATATCAGTTATGCTTGATTATGCAGAAGAATATCAGCCTGATATAATATCTATAATGGGTGACCTTATAGATTGTTATGAGATTTCAGACTTTGATAAGAATCCACTGAGAGGCAAAAGACTATTTGAAGAGATAGGTGAAGCTAGAGAATTTCTCTATTCATTACGTAATAGATTTCCTGATAGTAGAATAATATATTATTTAGGTAATCACGAGCAGAGAATAGAGCGATATATCTGTAATAGAGCTGAACAGTTAGCAGAACTTGTAGCGACTTTATTAATTGATAAATTAGAGCTCAAGGAATTGAATGTAGAGTATGTAACAGAGCCTTTTGCTATAGGTAAGTTATGGCACGTACACGGAAATGAAAAGCCTAGAGGAGCCTATAATCCACAGCATATCTGTGATGTAATGATGAAGTATATCTATGATGACTTTGTAGTATTTCATTATCACAGAGTACAGACTCAGCTTTACAGAAGAGTAGGAGATAGATACTTTAGAGCTTATTCAGTAGGATACTTAGCGAAAGAGTTTGATTACTCAAAGCTAAATCAATGGCAACAGGGTTTCGCAACTTGTGAGTATGATGAAAATGGAGAGTTCACTTTCAATCAAAAGGTAATAATAAGAGGAGTCATACACTAATGAAAGAATATTATGTCAAAGTAGACAAGTTAGATGAGTATAGTAACACAGGAAGTCATATATCAGGCTATACTGTGCCTATAGGTAAATACGAAGATGATATAGAAGCAAGAACAGGATTCTGGGATTGGTTCAGAGGTATACATTTCTATATGGACAGCTTAACTGATTATATAGATAATCATAGACAAGAACTAGCTAGAAATGGAGAAGTTGTATACAATCATCTAACTTATAAGTTAATACCAGAAGACCAATTATAAAGGAGTAAAGGAGAATATAATGATAGCCTCAGAACGATTAAGAGCTTTGGTAAGATACAATATCTATAATGATTTCATTAATGATATATTAGATGATAATCAGTATAGATTCTATCTAGATATCTTACTAGATATAGCAGACAAATATAACTTAGATGAAATTAAGGATAAGTATCATACTATAACTCAGATAATTAAATGGTTTAGAATGAATATGGCAGTAGAGTTACCAGAATTAGATAACTTTAGTGTAGCGTATCTTGTTGGTAATGAACTTGAATCTGGGTTTTATAGTATAGATGATAAGGGGATATGGACTAGAACACAACTGAGGTTTAGCTATCCTTTAACTTTCACACAGGGAATTAACATAACAGAGTATATCTATAAGGCTAGGACCTATGATAGTAAGTTTTATTTAATACAAATATCAGGTCCTATATGTGCAGTAATATCAAAAGAAGGTATAGTAGCAGACTTAATATTACATCCGAGAATAGATAACCTATCAGATGACATTTATTTCAAAGAAAAGTTAGTAAATGTCATAGAAGAGATATGGTATTTAATTAAATATAATAAGAATATAGGAGATAACAATGAAACTAAATGAATTAGTAAGAACACTAGTAGTAGCATTAGATGAAGTAAGTTCATCTAATAGTAACAGAGTAATATCTGATGAAGTAATCTTCTTTAGTAAGCACCCACCACAACTAGAGAAGAGTACTTGTGAGTATAACTTCTCAGAATTGATAGCAGTAAATGATGAAGTCAAAACTGAGAAACCAGAATGGCGTATCTATAGACTTAGTAGAGCTAATCTACAGTATCTATTTAATCCTGTTAATGTCTATAATGGTCTAGTAGTATTCTATGACCAGGTACTAGGATTATGGGATATGAAGTTGTGTGACCATATCTATTTAAGAATACGAGATGATTACGAAGTTGTATCTGCATATTCAGATATACTCAGCGAGAATTCTCCATTAATGAGAATTATAAATTATTATCTTAAGAATAATGAAACTAGGATAGTATCAGGAAGTAGCAATATTAGATTTACACCATACGACCAGGCGTATATATATTCCTTAAGATAATCTAACTTCTAAATGATAAGAGAGTGAATAGTATATCTATCCACTCTCTTTTTTTTAGCTTTTTTTAAGCTTAGCTAATTTGTCTAGTTATACCATCAATAATCTCAAACACCTTAGTAGTATCCTTCATTTCAAAGTATAGGTCTACATAACTCTCATCTTGATTAAGATAAGCATATACATTAGATTTAACGTCTTTCAGTATATCTGGTATAATAGATATAGCATCAATCTGAGAGTAGTTATCCCAAGTAATTCTAAGAGCTAATCCTTGAGTAAACTTATAGAACAAGGGATTAGTATGATACTCTTCTAGATTATCTTGAGCGTAGCTATTAGAAACGAAGGCTAGTAATATCTTTGGCTTAATATTATATTTAGCCAATGGAGGTAAGATATTAAGAGCAGTGAATAAGAGATTATTGATATAGTCATTCTTAAGGTGGAAGTTATGAGGATTAAGGTCCTCAAATGCTATATCTCCACCTAACTTAATTACGTCACGCATAGTAAACCTCGCTATTATCCGAACATATTAGCGTTAGCTTGTACTTGAGCTTCTTCAGGACTAGGTCCTTGTTGAGCTCCTTGTTGCATCATTTCTTGAAGCTGTTGAACTAACTGTTGTAGTTGATTCAGGTCCATAGATACAATCAGTTGGATTAACTGAAGCATTGCTTCAGGTCCAATCTGTTGTAAAATCTGCATAAATAAATCCATTTTAGTCTCCTTGCAATTGATTTGTATACATAAACCTAGCAAACTCTGCTAAGCTTAGAATAAATTCATAAACCATATCATAGTCACATTTATAAAATCTGATAGCAGGCTTATATCTCTTCATTACTTCATCTGTAATACTCTCAGCTGAGAATCCTGCTACAGTTCTATTACGTATATACTCATACATATCGTATATCATATTCTTATATTTAGGTATCATAGTTATTTTCTATCCTGAGTTAAAAATAGTGGGGAATTTTAAGCGTTCTAGGTTGACAGCACTAAGTATATTAACTTCATTTATTTCATACCTTAAAAAATTTATTTGGCGTTGTAATGTTATCATCTTTTTCTAGGTAGATAAAAAGTATAGTTAGTTGCACGTTTTCCATAGATAGCTAGGTTTCTAGCATTCAGTTGGAGGTAAGCTGGAGCCTTACCTATACTAGATTTTCTAAATACTCTTGAAGCTCGCTCTTCTGCATACTCTCTATCATAACTGCTATTAGTAGACCAGAAGATAGGCTGAGGATTAGTCTTCCATACTGAAAGACCTAAGAAAGATTGGAAGTCTGTACCTAGAGTATTCTTTAAGAAGGTACTATTAACATCATTCCAATTACTAGGGTCTTTAATTCTCCAAGCTTCTAGGGCTCTTTCAAACCACCAGACTGGGTCTAACTTAGTAAGATTACCAAATTGGTCACGCATCTCTTGTCTTTTAGCGTATAATACACTAGTCTTACCACCTGTCATACCCTGTACTGTACTAGGATAAAAGATAGTATTGAAGACATATACAGGTAAATCCCAGATACGTTCTATTCTTGGCATAACTTCGCTTAAGCCCTCATCTGCATTTATTACATCTGCAAATCTGTTACCACCTAACATATTCATTACAAACTTAACATTATTAGCTAGTATCCTTTGATATGCTTCTTCACTAATATTAAGATTAAATAAAGGTGCAACTACAGAAGCATATAGTAAATTAATAGGATTTCTGAAATCCTGTAATGGATTGAAAGTTTCAGTATAGCCTATCTGAATACTATCTCTATCTGCAAAGACTGCATCTCTCATAAATTCATATATAGCAAAAGCAGCACCTAAACCTACCATAGCACTAGTATTCTTATATGCCTTCTTTAGCTCTGGAGTTAAAGTCTTACGTAGTTCAGGTGTAGTAATTGATACACCCCATCTAGCAAGTGCAGTAATGAAGTTTTCTACATTAGTTACCATAGGATGTCTAAAGACGTATAACATCTTAAACATTGCACCAGCTAAACATAGCATAGGATTATTAGTAGTATCACCTAAAGTATGTGCCCAGAACGGCTTAGCTAAAGGACTGAAATCTCCTAAAGCTTGCTGAGTATCATACCAAGCTCGTCTTGCATTACGCTCTATAAGATTTTTAATCTGGCTTTGAGTAAGCTCATCTACGTCTTTACTACGCTGATATACCTCAGGTCCTGCACCTATATCTTCTAGACAATAGTTATATAATAGACCTAAGTAATGCTCACGTAATCTATCTTCACTACCCTTCATAGACAATAGCCTACGCCAAGTAGTAGACATATCTACACCACCAGGTATTAAGCCTATGACTCCTTCACCCATTTTATCTGCCATCTTCTGTACTACACTATGTGCTTGGTCAATAATATCAGGATTACGTCCTGCAGGAGAATACATTTCAAATTCTCTCGTTATACCTGGACCTAGCATCTTAGAACCATATCTATCAACTGCTAAAGCTAACTGATTACCTTGCTCTCTATCGTGTTCAAATCTACCCATTCTATGCTGTGTACCTGTAGTCATAGTTAACATATAGTTACCAGCGATAGTATTATTAATAGCACTATTAGGACCTATTAACATCATAGCTGGCATAAGACCAAGAGCACTAGATATACGTCTAGTCATCTTAAGTGCTTTATTATTATTCTCTGGTTCAGTATCTATGATAGTAGCTAAGTCGTGTAAGTAAAACATTAAGCCTGATTGTATAGCTCTTCTATTACTATCTGCTAAGAACCAATTATAGTTCTTCTCCATCTCATCAGAAATCTTGTTATAACCTAATATTCTACTAGCTTCTTCAAACATAATACCTGTAGCTGTAACCATTGTAGTAGCACTATGATAGAAGTCTCCATCATCACTCATTATGTTATTAATACGATGTCTAGTAAAGCTAGGTAAATATACTAATTTCCTGTTGACATCACTATCATCAGCATAGAACGCTTCTAAGTAAGTAGCTTGTAAATGATTACCAGGCACATAATCAAACCTAGCTGTAAAGTCTTCTAACATCTTATTGAAAGCATCTATAGCTTCTTGATGTCTTGGATTAATACCTGCTCTATTCATACTATTCTGAGAAGTAGAATATAACTCATCATAATAATTCTTCAATGTTCTAAAGCTTCCTAAGATACTATCATCAGATGCTATCTCTAGTAATAACTGATTATCATTAAGTGGAGAATCAGGATTAGCTTTACGAAACTTATCTATTTGGTCTTGTATATAATCTTTAGTATAGCCATAGTTAATAAGAGACCAATCTTTATCTCTATATTCTAAGTATTGATTATAAACTTCAATAGCTCCTGCAGGTTCTAATATTATATCATATTCTTGTAACTTTGCAGCTAAGGTTGTAGGATTAATATCACTAGTGTAACCACCATCAATTAAGCCGAAGGTCTTATTAAATATTTCTTGAGTTATACCATACTGCTTAAATATAGGGTTATCATTAACACTTCTCATCATATTTTGAATATGATTGATTATCTTACGCATTGGTCCTTTAGTAAAATTATCTATCTGAGCTAGCTTATAATACACATCAGCTGCAGGTTCAAAATGAGTTACAAGATTAGGTCTATTACACCATAACTCAAAGCTTTTATTTAGACCAAACATACCTAGTAATCCATTAACTGCTTTATAAGCAAATAGATTACCATTCTGAGTTGCTTTATATAACTTATATGCAGCTTGTATTCTTGAAGATGAACCTGCATCTCTCAGTAACTTCTTAGGATCATCACTAGCTCTGAATAGATTCTGAAATACACTCATTAGATAATTACTATATTTTAGCGCTTTCTCTTTATCATAAGATAACTCTGCTAAACTCTTAATTCTACCATTTGTAATCTTGTTTACTACATCGTCTATATTAGTTGATTCTATATCATACCGTAAGTATAGTGGTAATAAATCACCATTAACACCAGATTCATACATAAGCGCTAATCTTCTGGTATCATCTTCAAGTCCCATTAAGAATTCTCTTGCTACATTATTACTTGCAGGTGCTTCATATACACAATGTCTAGCCATTTAATTCTCCTTTAACAGCCTATAGCACTATCAGTATTTCTTTCTACTATACTGACACCTATTTTAGATAGTAGTCTATCATCAATTAATTTGATACTTTCATCAGTATATTGAAACCAATCTGGATGCTCTTTTAAAACATTAATATCTATCTTATAGTCTAGACCACCATCACCTTTAATACTTTCTGCAAATCTTTTCAGGAAGGTAGAAGTTATACCATAACCTGCATAGATTAAATCTCGTTGAGTAATATCATCTACCATACCTGTCATTGCAGAATATAGAGCTTTGTATCTAGCTCTCTGCATATCATTAGCTTTAGTATCAGATAATAACTTTATGATAGAATTATGAAACGATTCTACTGATGCTTCTTTGCCTTTGATAGTTAATTTACCAAATATCCCAGTTTGAACTCTTTGAGTCATACCATATTTCAACTTCTTGCCATCATTTAAAAATGGTGTGAAAAGAGTATCATTAGCTAATTCATAAGAACTAGCTACAGCACCAGAAGTAGCTATATCTACATCTATACCAAGCGCATCTAACATTTGTCGTATAACTGTTCTATTTACTAATGTACCTGCAGCAGAAGTAGAAGATTGGATAGTGTAATATATCATATTAATTAAGTCTTCTTTATTAGATGCTCCTACTAATCTTATAGGTCTAGTACTCATTAAATCTGCAGCTTCTTTAAGAGCGCTTGGTCTGAAGTCTATGAAGGTATTATTAGCTAAGAATCTAGCTTGATTAAATATAGTATAAGCTTGCTCAATAATCCTAGCTTTTTCACCGTAAGGTAATAAAGCTCGTTCATCAAATAACTCAGCGAAATCTTCTGCTGTCATATGATGTAATCTATTATATGGGTCTATCCACATATTATAGCGTAAGCCGCGTATGTAATCATCTGCAGAAGTTAGAAAATGAGCTACAATAGCTACATTATGTGGAGCTTTACTAAGTTTAATTGGGTCATTAACTAAGTTAACACAGTAGTTATAAAACTCGTCGTATTCTTTATCAGAATAGGGTAAGGTATCACCAGGTGATAACATAGAGTTAGCTATATCTACATACTTAATATGCTTATCATAAAGCTCTGTAATTTGGTCTATAAGCTTATTAGTATCTTGGTCAGTTTCTAATTCATAGGATAGAGGAGTGCCTAACATCTTATGTATCTTTTGCTTAAGCTCAAAATAATATTTGTCAGATAAGGTCTGATACATATTCATTAGATTAGGCTCGTTATATTTGTTCTTATAAAAGTCATAAGGCACAGCACATAATACACCAAATCTATTAAATGCAGATATTCTAGGAGACCTAGAGCTTACAATTAAGACAGTTGAAGCTGCAGCTTCTACTTGTTCTGATAGTCTAGTTAATATACTTATCTTAGTTGCATCGTCAGTACTATCATCTATGATAGCTCTGAATGTATCAACACCACCATTTGTCTTTGTATAGTCTACATAAGTGGCACTTGCTTGTTTAGTTAATTGACCAGGTCTAGCTACATAGAGATTATCTGTGCCAGCTATATTAACTTTAATAAAGCTGTTATCTAAGACATCAGTATATGCACCACCAGCTTCTTTTATACGTAAGATAGCATCATTAATACCTGTACCTTCAGGTATAGCATATATGCCTTTAACTGGTATAAATGGAGTATTAGGTTTACTTTCAATAACTGCTATATAGTCTATATAAGATAATCTGAAATGGACATAACCTACTTCATTACCAGCACTAGTTTTCATTATCCATCCAGT